CGAAAGGTCGGAGCCCGAAGCTGCTACCTCGGCAAGGTCCTTGAGAGAGGCCTTGATGAGCGTTCGGAATTCGGTCTCGGTGACCGGATTCTTGTCTCCGCGCTCCTCGTTCTGCTCCTGAACGGACCGGAACGCGATCCGCTCAGCGGCCTTCTGGAGCCTCGCGGGGATCTTCATTTCGGTGAAGACCGCCTTGAGATCGTCCTCCCAGACCTTGGCAAGCCGAGCCTCTTCCGCCTTGTACTCGCGCTGGTACTCCTTTTCCGATGCGGTTTCTTGATGTCTTCGGCCGTCCTGCTTCGCAAGGTTCAGCGCCTTTATGCGGTTGGCTTCCTGGCGCTGGGCATACGTCGCTTCGGCCTTGTTGAGATCGAGGCGCGCGTTGACCTGGCGAACTTCCGCCCGGGTGACAAGCGACTCGAGCCGAGAAACTGAGGCCTCGGCCTCGGCGATTTCCTCGGAGTACAGGCCTTCACGACCTTCCGCCCGCTTCTTGATCCAGGCGAGAGCGATCTGCTCGTCGCCGAGGGCCTTTTGAGCGTCGGTGAGTGCTTTCTCGGCTTGCTGAAGCTTCTCAGTCGCCGGAACCACCGTTTCCTTGTGCAGTTCGACCACTTCCCTGTCGAGGCCGCGAATCTTGCGCTGATTCTCGGACAGCGTCGACACGTCCTGGGCTTGGAGCGCGGTCATGAAGATTTCGCTCACCACCTCGGTCTCGGACCTGGTGTCGGGAGCTTCAACTTCCGCTTCCGGCGTGGCAGTCCGTGGATCGGCTGGCTTTGGACCTTCACCCTTTTCGTACTTGGCCAACTTCGCCTCGTACTCCTTGACCTTCTTGGCCAATTCGTTTGAGCGCGTCAGGGCGTTGTTGAAACGCTCCGGGCGCTTGTCTTCGGGGGTCTGGTCCCAGAAGGTTCCGGATCGTCCCGCAGGGGCCTCGCCTTCATCTCCTGGCTCGTCTTCGCTCGCGCCGTCGCCTTCAACGTTTTCGGAAGGTGCGGCTTCGTCGGCCGGTTGGCCGCCGTCATCATTCCCGTCCGAAGGAGAGGGGGACTCTCCCGCCGGTGCGGCGCCGCCTACGAAAGAGCGACCGTCGAAGACGGGCTCAGTCGGGGCCGGCGGTGGGGTTGTTGCTGACAATGGTGTTCTCCTTTGAATCTGGAGGGGATCCAGACATCAGGAGCGTGTCTACCACCAGAATCGGGAACTCGTATCGCCGAGTTTCGGTATAGGATCCGTCCGTCGCATTCGCGACAACGCGCGTCCGTCGGAAACGGCGCACGGCTCGCCCTGAACCGTGGGACCGCGCCCGGGGAACGTAGACCGCCCCCGGGCGCGAATCCGATGGTAGGATCGAATGTGGCGGGGTCGTCTAGCGGCTAAGACATCAGCCTCATAAGCTGCCCATCGCTGGTTCGAGTCCAGCCCCCGCTCCCAAGCGTCCTGTAGCTCACCGGTAGAGCGGAATCCTGAAAAGATTCGCGTATGTGGTTCGACTCCACACGGATGCACCAGATGAGAGGTAGCTCAGCGGTAGAGCGGCGCCCTGTTAAGGCGTTGGGCGCAGGTTCGATTCCTGCCCTCTCAGCCATGCGGGTGTAATTCAGTGGCTTAGAATGCCTGCCTTCCAAGCAGGACGTCGCGAGTTCGACTCTCGCCGCCCGCTCCACTCTCGTGGCCCGTTCGTCTAGTGGTCTAGGATCTCTGGCTTTCGCCCAGAAGACTCGGGTTCGAATCCCGGACGGGCTACCACAGGAGCATCTAGATCAGACAGCGCGTAGAACGCGCTCTTCGTGATCGAAAGGCGCCCGCTCCCAGCGTTCTTGAGCGTCATCCCTTCCCGCTGCGCCGGCCGCGCGCATCCCATGCACACGTACTCGAAGGCCTTCCCCGCTGTCGAGAACGCCGACGGCGGCCGGCCCATCTCGTATGGAAAGAGCTTCCCGGATCCGTCCTTAAGCTGGGCGGCCCCATGCACCGGGCACGGCAGGATCCGCCTCACTGGCCAGGGCCTCCGACAGGCGCGGCCGCGGGGGGCGCGCCAGGCTGCGCGGGCGCGGGCGATTCCTCACCGGTAGAGGGCGGCGGCATCGCGGCGGCCATGGCTTCCCGCTCGTACCAGTCGTGCGCGTCGCAGTGAGACAGCCATTCCGTGAGGCCGCGCGCGTCCTCGATGTCCTCCGGGTTCGTCAGAGCCTTGAACCCTGGGTAGGCCTCCAGCATCCGAATCTGGATGAACGTGATCCGCTCCTGCACGTTCTTGGGAAGGCCTTCGAATCGAGCCAGAAGGGCTTGATCTTCAGCGTAGAGCCTGGATTGAATGACCGCCTGCTGTACATCCGGGCCACCGGTCGCCACGTCGAGTACGATGGAAGGCTTCGGAGCAGCGCCACCAGCCGGACCAGCCTGAATCCTCTTCTCCGCGGCCTGAATCGCTTGAAACTGCTCGAACCAGCCGTCCGTGGCGAGTTCGTGAAGGTTCCACCAGCGCGTCAGCGCCTCTCCCGCTGGGCTTCGAAGATCCTCGAGGTGGGTTTGGCGGTGGAGCCCGTGGTTGTCGGTCCGCTTCTTGGCGACCGGCATCACCCGCGGATCGTCGAGCGTGAACGCCAGGAATTCGTTCTGCGCGTCGGTGATCTGCTGGTTCGGCTCGGGGTCCAACTCGTCGACCGTGCCCAGTTTCTTGGCCACCCGGAGCCGCTGGCGCGGGGTTGATAGGTCGACCAGTCCGGCGTTCAGTCCGATCAACTCCAGGATGTTCTGGCGCTGGAAAGCCTCGGTGTCGTGCGCGGGCTTCGTGGAGACCTTGACGTTCGTCTGACCCATGAGGTCGGCCCCGGTGAAGTCCTTGACCGTGCGGTTTTCGAAGGCGTTCACGGCCTTGAACTGGCGCTTTTCCCGGTACACCGCGACGACGCAGTCGAGCATGTATGAGAACAGTTCGGAAAGGTGCTCGGCCCAGCGCTGCCCCTTGGGCTTGCGGGTTTCGTCGAGGCGCTGGCCAATGTACATCTGGGCGCTCGCCGACGGCGCGCTCGAGACCGCCTTCCCCTGGTCAAGCTGGCTCTGGCCCGTGGTCCGCTGCATGTGCTCGACGATGCCGTCGGTGAACGGCTGCCAGTCGGAATGGGTGACCTTGCCGCCTGCGATGACGGGCTCGCCGGCCTCGGCGTCGAATCGGATGATCCTGTTCGGTATGCGAGGGTTCGAGTCGTCGACCTCGTAACCGTCGCCCTGGCCCTCAATGTTGGCGCCCTTGGGGAGAAGCAGGGTAGGGCTTCCGTTCTCGGCCATGTCCCACTGGAACTGAGAGAACATGGCGTCCAGCACCTGCTGGGGGCTGCGAAGGCGAGAAAAGACGCTGATCCCGTGCAGGCTGTTGTTCTGGAGCTCGTTGGCGAACGAAAAGAGCTTCATCCGCGCGACTTTCTGGGGATTCCCCTCGGCGTCCTTGTACTCGAACATCAGGGGCCCGTTGAACAGCACGGTCTTGTTGGCCGAGATCATCAGCCGGCCCAGGGGCTCCGACTTCTTGTCGTCCCCGAAGACCTTGAACGGCTGGCGGATCGTGATCCGGTAGACCGCCCAGCGCTTCTGGTCGTTCGTGAGGCCGCGGCCAGAATATCCCCACATTTCGAGGCCGGACGGGTGATATCGCGCCGTCTCCTCGAGCTCGGAAAGGGACATCGGCTGAATCTCTCCGGCCGCTTCGTACCGCTGGTGGAGCCAGTCGATCGGAACCACGGTCTCGATGGTGACCTCTGGAAGGAATCCATGAGTGACGCGCCCGCCTCCGATCGGGAAAACATCGATGTCTGGGTACTCCTGCACGAAGACCTTGGGGAGCGGCTTCTCTTCGTCCAGGGCGTACCCGAAAGCGTCGCGATCTCCGTCTTTCTCGGTCGCGAACCGGTCAACGAGGGCGCCCTGGCATTCCGGGCATTCGTGGAGGGTCGAGAACATCTCCTCGTCGGTGGGCTGGGAGACGGAGACGCCGACGCCGGCCTCGATCATCTCGCGCGCGATGTCGCCGCCGTACCTGAATCCTCCGCCTGGCTGCGGCTCGCTGCCCTGCTGAACCATGGTCCAGGAGCACTTTTCGCACCCGTGAACCTTGACCTTGGAGGGCCGGAGATCGTCGAAGTCGTTCTCGAACCCGGACAGAAAGTGGCTCGTCCCGTGGTCCACCGTGTTCTTGGCATGCTTCCCGAGCAGCGTGACCCAGGATGCTTGCAGGAGGATGTCGTCGAGGACCATCTTCCCCTTCTTGGCGGCCCGGTAGACGACCGTGGTGGCCCGGGTAGGTGTGATCGATGGTTCGGAGGTGGATCCGATCAGCCGGGCGGCCTCGCCGTCGAGGATGGGGGCGCACTCGTTCCGGTTCGCGAGCTTGATGTCCGGGTCTTCGGTGACGATGGGCTCGAAGAACGGGGACCCCGGCTTGGCGTCAACCGGCGTGGCCATCCATGGCTTGGATCCGATCGTGAACCGAGCCTCTTCGTACTCGAGGAAGCGCGCCATCCGGCCTGGGTCTTCCTTCGAGCAGGCGGCCACCTGATAGGCGATGATGAGGTTTGCGGTGTCGTCGCGCTCGTTGTCCGCGGGCGGGAAGTTCAGGTTGTCGGCCACGGGCTATGACTCCCTGAAGGCGACGCGGGCCTTTCGGACCGTCTCGGCGATGTTGGAGCGAGGATCGGTCGGTTTCTTCACGAGGGGCGGGATTTCCTGGTGGAGGGTCTGGATCCTGGGCGTCACCTCGGAGGGGTTGAGCACGCGATAGGCCTTGGCGTCGCTGAGGGCGATGACTTGGCGCATGAGTTCCGCGCAGCGCGCGCGTTCGACCTCGAGGGTTTCTTCAAGCGCCTTGACGCGGGCCTTTGCGGCCTTGCCGAAGATGTCCATGCTCCGGCACCTTCGCACGGAAAACGGGAACCGTAAAGGCCCGATTCGGGCGTATGATCGGAACCGAGCCGGGTTGCTGCCCGGCTGGTTCCTGACCACATCGCCACAAGGAGGCAACATGGCTGCAAACGATTCTAGCGTGATCCACCAAGGCGACGCCCTGGAAGTCCTGCGGACGCTGCCCGCGGAGTCGGTACAGATGTGCTGCACATCCCCTCCCTACTGGGGACTGCGCGACTACGGAGTGACCGGGCAGCTCGGGCTGGAGCGCACGCCCCGCGAGTACGTGGCCGGGATGGTCGCGGTCTTCGAGGAAGTGCGGCGCGTCCTAAAGCCTGACGGGGTGTTGTGGCTGAACCTTGGGGACTCCTACGCCAACGACACGAAGTGGGGTGGCGCGTCGGGTGGGAAGCATGCGGCAGATCTCCACGGCGCAACCGGGATCGGACGAGGTAAGACGAGCACCGGCCTCAAGCCGAAAGACCTGATCGGCATCCCGTGGCGCGTCGCCTTCGCCCTTCAGGAAGCTGGCTGGTACCTCCGCTGCGACGTCATCTGGTCGAAGCCGAACCCGATGCCGGAGAGCGTCACGGATCGCCCGACGAAGGCTCACGAGTACATCTTCCTCCTGAGCAAGAGCGAGCGGTACTACTACAACGCTGACGCGATCAAAGAGCACGGAGTCGGAGATCACCCGAGAAACGTGCAGGGCCCAATGCCGACGCGCGTACCGGGCGCATCTGACCATTCCGGCATGAGAAAGAGCGGAGACAAGCAGCGCGGCCACGGGAGACGCCATGCGGGCTTCAACGATCGATGGGACGCGATGTCGAAGGCCGAGCAGACCGGAGTAATGCGGAACAAGCGAAGCGTCTGGAACATCGCCACGCGCTCATTCGCCGAGGCTCACTTCGCCACCTTTCCGGAGGAGATCCCCACTGTGTGCATCCTCGCCGGCTCGCGCCCCGGCGATGTCGTCATCGATCCCTTCAACGGCGCCGGCACGGTCGGTGTTGTCTGCGCGAAGACGGGCCGCGAGTACATCGGCATCGAACTGAATCCGGCCTACGTCGCGATGGCCGAGAAGCGGATCTATGGAGTGGCACCGCTTTTCAATCAGGTGTAGGGGTACAATCCATGTCCTCGATGATCCTCCAAGCGGACGGCACGCCCTTTACTCCTCCCGAGATCCTGAGTCCCGAAGAAGTCTTGGTGATTCAGAAGACCTTTGGGATGACGGCCAGGAACGACTGGAAGCCGATTCGGAAGGAGTTCCGATGGGGCGTTCTGCCGGCTGACTCTCCGACGTCGCTCCGGCTGAACGAGATGCAGCGCCGAGGTCTCCTGCGGCTCATCATCGACGGGAAGCAGCTTTCTCGGAAGGATTTCGCGCGGTTCAAGGCTGGCGACTACTCGCGGGCGGCCCTCGTGTCCCAGGTGACGAAGAAGGGCGTCGAGGCCTACATCGCGACCCTGAAGGAATTCCAGGATCGGAAGGCACGGGAGCGCAAGATGGTGGAGGCCGCTACCGCATGATGATTCTTGGATTGGCGACTATGCCTAGTGTGACACGGGTCGTAGGCGGGCGTATTGTCATTCGATGGCTCAATGGAAACGCTGGCTTCGAGACGCCTTTGGATGGCTCACGGTGACGGCTCTTGGCGAGTGGGTCACCGAATGGGCATGGTGGCAGACCGCCCTTCTTGGCCTCGCCGGGATCACCCTTCTTGAGTGGAAAACCATTCGAGACAAAGGCAGGGGATTAATAAGCGGCAAAGGCGCAGACGCCTCCCCGGCCGCCCCAGTCGAGATGTCAATCAACACAGAAAAGGCGCATGAAGGCGGTTTCTCATACGGTCGCGACCTCCAGTCAACGAGCGGGTTGCTTCACTATTTGATGGGTCTAAGATCCACGACCGACGAGGCCGTTCGTGATGCTCAAGTCGTAATAGAGAGTGCTGATCCTGTGTGGCGAGGGATTCATTTTGAGCGCCCACTTCAGATTCTGAATCGCGAGGGAGGTTCCGTAGACGTTCCGGGTGGAGACACTCCCTCCGTGTTTGTCTGTTTGGCGGTCCAGAACGCAGGCACGGAAACTCCGTTCATTACCTACGCTAACGGTGACGAAGAGTTGTTCTGTCCAACCAACCGTCCATATCTCAAAGATACGGTCCTGACGCTGCGAGTGACCGGAAAAGCGAACGCTCCGACAAGAGGAAAGGTGCGGCTCTCGTGGAGGCTTCTATTGCTTTCTTGGAAGATCGAGGACGGAATAGAGTCCAAGCCGGTGTCTCTTGAGGCGTGGGTTGGGGAGAAGAATGCCCAGGAAATTCGTGCTAGGGACTACGTGCGGGAATTTGAGGAACGCAGGAAGTCATGACGAGCGCGTCTTCTCTGGAACCTCCTCGGTCGCCGGAGCGGAGAGCAACGCTCCGAGCGCGGTTGGAGCGGATGACGCTATTTCCGCTCTCGTTCGATCAGGCGGAAGAATCAGGCCGTGTCAAGTACGTTATAGTCGCCTTCGAAAGAACGAGAAAGGCTTCGTGAACGCCGAGGTTGAAGCCCGGATCGTGAACGGGAAGGCCCGCGTCGGCCTGAGTTTCGTGGCAGGCCTTGGCCCCGATGCCGTGTCCGCTACCATCGTGAAGACGATGAACCAACTCGTCGGCCCCTACTCTGGGGAGATGGTTGGGAATCATGCGCGCCTCACCTTCGAAACCTGCACCGCGAAGATGATCGTCATGGAGAAGAACGGCGCCTTCGTCGTGCTGATCGAATTCGAGACGATGCCGCCCGAGACTTCGGAGATGGGCCTCATCTTCGCCGGGTGCGTCGATCAGAAGACGGGGAACTGAGCCATGGGCCTAGTCTTTGGTATTGCGGTGGTTTTTTCGGTTGCCATTCTCTTCCTGATGTACGTGGCGTCCGTCTTGGACCGAGACGTTCAGGATCTTCTCGAACGCATCGAAGCGCTGGAGGCGCGCGCTGATTTTGATCTACACCGCAAGATGTACGAGGGCGTGGCGGCGATGGTCGCGTCGATAGAGGAGGATTGACCCCATGGGTTTGAGCTTCAGTCTCATTGGCCGAGGCCCAGGGCTTCGACCGAAGGAGATTTCATCGACGAGCGGGAGCAGGTTTTCGGAGTTCTTCCAGAGCCTCGAACGGTGGCAGGAAAGATTCGACGACGACCGGATCGGCTATCGACTCGCGGTCATCGAGGGCCTGCTCGAAGCCACAAGCGAGGATCCCGACATCATCCCGGGCACCCCGGCGGACGAACAGCGCGCGGAGGAGATCGCCTTTCTGAAGCCTGCCTACGAGTTCCTGCGCGAAGACCCCGTGAACCGAACCGTCCATTTGCGAGGTGGCTGGTAATGGTCAGCATCCCCCTGACGCGCGCGGCCATCGAGTCGGGCGTCCTGACGCGCGACACCTGCCCGAAGTGCGACGGGCCCCTTGAAGACCTGACCGAAACGGCCATCAACGTGGAACAGTTCCGGCGCGAGGATGGGCGGTGCTTCCTGTTCTACTCGAAGGATCGGCCGCTTCTGGAGTGCCGAACCGACGGGCCCTTCCACGGGCCGCGCTAGCTACATCCTGGGCTTGATCGGAGCCTTGCGTCGCTTGCGGCGCGCCTCTTCCTCGGCGGCCTCTTCGGCGGCCATGCGTTTCTGGGCCTCGCTCAGACCACCGGTTGAGGCCGGGACCGCGGTGCTGCCCCCCATGTCGGTCGGGGTCGGACTCGGCGAGGCCTTCGCGCGGGCTGCGGCGGCGGCGGCACCCAGGGCGCCCGGCTTATTAATCTGCGACTCCTCTTCGGCCCCCTGAGCTCCGGCACCGCGGACGACGCGGCCGTAGCGATCGAGGGTCCTGCCGTACTTGTCCTTGGGTCCATCAGCCATTCTGGGTTACCTCGGCGGGGAGGCTACACCCGGAATCGGGAACTTCAACGTCGATGCCAAGGGAGGGCGCCGCGCCGCCTCTTCCCCTTGCCGAGGTGATCCCGGACCGCCTTCGCCGTCAGGCGATCCATCTCGAGGTCGCGGAGCTCGCGGTTGTCCTCGATCGGCTTCATGCCGGGGGGCAGCTTGCAGAATTGCCAGAGCGTCAGGGCGATCCCGTCCAACTCGTTCGGGGATTCGGAGGGCATCTCGTGACAGCGCTTGGCCATGTCCTCGTCCGCGCATTCGTCGCCCTTCTTCGTGGCCACGATGATCCGGCCGGACGTGTCGACGCCCCATATCGGCCGAAGGAGTTGTTCCATGATGTCGACGTCCGCGGGCAGGCCCCATGAATCCCAGACCGACTGGGGCGGGATGTCGAAGAGGTCGTTTTCGAGCGAGCGGGCGAGGAACCAGAGCGCCTGGTCCTTGAACTTCTTGAACTTGTTCTTGGTCGAATCGGCCACCGGGGACGACTGCGCGTTGTACCCGATGATGTCGGGCTTGTGCCTCTCGACGGTCTGGATAAGCTTGTGGTGCGGGACGTACCGCAGGTAGTCAGGCAGGCGCTTCCGAACGTCCGGGCTGTTCAGGTGCGCGATGGGCGACTGGCCGATACCGGTGGCGTCGATCGCCACGGCGCGCACGTCCGGAGTCGTCTGGATCACGGCCTCGAGAAGCTGGTTCGTCTCGATGACTTCGCGGCCGCGGCGCCATGCTGGGCCCGGGGTCACCGTGGGCATCTTCTCTCGGGTCAGCGCCTTGTTGACGAAGTCCTGCGGGATGATCGGGCGATCGAGCTTGAAGTCGGTCATCTTCCAGATGGACGAGGCGTCCCCGCCGGCCCCGGCGATGTCGGCCCCCACGGCCGTACCGCGGTAGTCGGACTGGCGCCGCTTCGTCGCCCACCTGGCCATCGCCCGGAGGATCCAGTCCTTTTGGATTAGGCCGTCGCTGGAGACATCGGCGTATTCGCCCTTTACCGGGGGCGCGTACATGAAGTGCTTCTTGTTCCCGCCGGCCTTCGCAAGCTGGTCGGCGATCATCTCGCGCGTGATCGCGCCGGGGATGATGTCTGGGTCGTTGTGGACGACGTTCGGATGGTTCTCGCCGTCGATCGTCACGACGTTCCAGAGCGGGCGGCCGTCCGGCCCCACCTTGGCCGCGGCCTTCCGCATGTAGCAGTTCGGAGGGGTTGCGTTCATCGCGGCGAGGATGATGTCGTGGGGCCCGACGCAGATTCGGTCTACCTGCTCAAGGAGCTTGGCGTTGACGGAGTTCGCCTCGTCGATGATGAGGCACATGCGCTTGTAGTGGCGCCCGGCGGCCGAGCCGGCGATTTCCTCCTGGGTCCCGACCTGGACGGAGAACGTCCGGATCTCGTGAAGGTCGGAATACCCTCCGCGCATCTCCTTCGGGCTCCATTCCCCGCCCATGCCGGGCATGGCCTTGAGCCTGAACCGCTTGATCTCGGCGCCAACGCCCGCGTCCGCCTGGGCAAGCGTCGATGCCGTGATGAGCGTCCGGAACCCTCGATTCAGGGCCCAGAGCGCCACGGCGCCCAGGTCCCACGTCTTCCCGCCCGCGTTGCAGGCCTTCACGAGGGTCCGCTTGTACTTCAGGACCGACTGGTGAATCCGCTCCTGGTCCTCGGTGACGATGTCGAGGCCGTACTGAAGCTGCTTCTCGGACGGGGTGAGATTCAAGACCTCCCGCATGAACGTCGTCGGGTCGGGCCGCGAGAAGGGGAGCCACTTCTCGTCTTCATCGTCAGCGCCCATGGCGCCGAACTGGTCTACAAGGTCAACTACTCGCTGATTCGGGAGATGGCCGCACAAACAAAGCGCCTCGATCAGGGCGTCCTGATCCGCCTGCGGCAGCGTCAACATCAACCGTAGCGTCTCCTGGTCGAATTGAAAGGGCTGCATCTTTGACTTGGCGCTTCATGTCCTCGATAAGTTGGGTAGGTCGGTAACGCGACCGGATGATATTACGGGCAAGCTGGTTCAGAAGCGCGACAGGATCGTCAACCGGAGTCCGCTTCGGATCGAACGCGCCCTTGACCTTCAGGAGCGCCACGGCCGCCTTGTTCGATTCCGCGCGCCCGGCGATGTGCGTCCGAGCGATCTCGTTTTCGTCCTCGAGCAGCTTGTCGTGGGCCGCCAGGATGCGAGCCGAGAGAATCGCCTTCGTCGCGGCGTCGACCTTCGGATCCTGAACAGAGAGCTCGAGGGCGGCGAGCGCCTTCTCCTTCTTCGCCAGGCGGCTTTCCATCCGCGCGATGCGGTCGAAATAGGACGTCCCGCGGACCTCAAGTGTAAGGTGCTCCTCGAGTTCCAGGATGTCCGCCACCGTCTTCCGGGCGATCACTACCTCGGTGGATGCGCGCCGAACCGCGATTGCAGCCGCAACTTCACTATTTTTCATTAGTTGCCCGGCATGGATCCCTGGGCTCTTGCTCTTGTACCCCGCGGCTTTATAGGCCTGGGTCGCGTTCCCCGTGCGGAGGTACAGGGTCACGAACTTGGATTGGCGAGGGGAAAGCTGCTTCATGCTGGGGGGCCGTCGGCGAGACGATACCGAATATGGAAGCCCGGTCCTACCGCAAGGACTCTGGCCTCCCCGTAACGGTCGATGGTCAAAGAGGTTGTGAACGGGCCTTCGACGAAGACGGCCGCATCCCTGCCCTGGGTACGCATCGCAGCGGAAACGATTGCGAGCGTCTGGAAAACTCTCTTGTCGGCGAGCGCCTTGGGGATGTCGGTCGCCATCAGGGCGTCTTCTGCTTCCAGCCTCGCAGGAAGTGGATGATGGACTCCCCCTCTTCGAGCCCGCAGGACTCCAGATAGAGTCGGATGGCCGCCAGTTCGTTCCGTGCCGCGTCCTCGCTGATCGAGGGAGAGATCAAGCTCGGCATCGTGATTCTGGAGGGCGGGTGACCCCGGCAGGTGTCCTCAAGGGCGCGCAGGATAGCGAGGGTGTCTTCCGATGGGAGGAGCGGGGTCGTCTGAAGATCACGCTCGCTGAATCCTTTCAGCGCGTGCTCGACGCAGCAGCATGCCTGCCTTGGGCCGTGGAATCTGGTGGGGTCGCGATCGGTGCGCACCGAGAGAATGGCATTGGAGGCGACAGTGGTCATGATACGAACCTGTTCGCGGCGAGTTCGTGCTGCCGAACGTGGCGAAGCATGGCGATCCGGCGGGCGGCCTCGAGGTGGGGATGGTCCGGGATCGCGTAGACGTCGACCCAGTCGTTTGTCCTGAGATCGGCCAGGTGCGCCGCGACGTGCGTATCGTG